GTGTGTTCTTTGCAATTAGATCAATTTAATAGCGATCCTCTATATAGCAAAACATTGAAGTATTGGATTGACGAATGGATATCTTTCTCAGATGAAGTGAAAAATGGGACAATAGGAATTGATATAGTTAACATTCGTGTTGTTTTATTAGATGTGATTAATGAATATGAACTAAATAAATTTGAAAGCGACAACAATCGTAAAGTTTATTTAAAATTAATCGAAAATCTTATTAGTGAAAAACATATGAAATTATATAGAGATGAATTACTTATTTTAAAAGGAAAATTAGAAAAGAAAGATGGTCAGGCGGCTTATGTTATCGCTAAGGAACTTTCTAAAAAAATTGCAAAAGAAAATTTTGCACAGATGTTATTTGATGAATTATTAGTAATTATTGAAAAGAAATCATTCTCAAAAAAAGATAGAGTTAAAATTAAAAATTTAACTAAAGATATTATTATAGACTTAGTAACTTCAGGAAGAAATGTAGAAGATATTGAAAATTTACTTAGTGACTTGTTCCAAACATATATTGTACAAGGAGAAAAAATCCATATCCTCTTCAAATATACTCCTGCTGAACTGTCTCCTAAGCAAGCCAAAGATTATATTGATAATTTAGGTATGAGAGATATATTAAAGATATTTAGACAAAATTTAATCGCACAGGAAAGTAACTATCTTTTTATATTTCCCGTATGGGGAATAATTGCACCTTTTTCTAAAGATGACAACGATACAATATTTGGTTTTCATGTATATGATCCATCTCGAGAAAAAAAACTTCCAGATGATAACTGGCCTGACGAAACGTTTAACACAAGAAAATACGAAGAAGATACTGAAAATATATATGGCAGTAGATGTAATGTATTAGTCAAAGTACAGGGCATTTCTAATAATGTTGCGAAAAAAATTGCAGAAGAAAAGTATTTAACTTTTTTAAGTTTAGCAAACTTAAACTTTTCCAGTAAGCATAAAGAATTTTTTTGGGATGGACAGTACATAGGAAAAAAAGTTGATAGCGAGTATGGCAGCTTTACTACCGCATTTGGCTCAGGTAGAGATGAGAAAGTTTTTAGAAGAATGCTTAGCAAAGATAACCCAGTTTATCTTAGCGATGAAAAGTATAGCAAAATGAAAGATTATTCTAAGGTAATTGAAGCCCTCGAAAAAAGGAATATGTTTATTGAATTAAATTCCATTATCAATGTAATTGAATTAATGTCTAAGTCTATTTGGGAGACAGAGGAAAATAAGTTATTGAATTATTGGATTTGCATTGAAAGTTTGGCAAATATTTCAAAGGTAGATGATGAGTCTAAATTTACCTTTATTAAAGAAACAGTATCTAATATGTATTTTCTTTGGGAACAATTTAGACCAACTCATAGTCTCTTTTTATTAACTGAACACTATACTAGACGCTCATTTAGAAATGATGATTCCATCAATATACCAAAAGAATTTATCAACGATGTTGGTATTTACAAATCACAGTCTGAAGATTCAGCAGTAACATTAGTAACGTTTTACAAACGAATGAAGGAATTATTGTCTTATACCACAAAAGAAAGCTTCTTAGACAGTATTGAAGATACTCTTGATTTTTATCAAGATAATAAAAAAGCTTTACAGATGCTTCGAAGTAAAAAAGATGAAGTTAAGTTAACCATTGATTATATATATAAATCTAGAAATCAAATAGTTCATAATGGTTATGTAGCAAAAAACCTTATACCTTACTTAGTGAATTTTGCAGGAGGTTATGCCAAGTCATTATTCCAAAGAATTATAGATGTATATCTTGAAGGTGACTTTGATCTTCAAAACTATTTTATCAAAGAACAATTTGAAGGTGCTTTATTGGAAAAGAAGCTTTCAAGTAATGAATTTTATGAAATTGGGCTAGCAGAATAAAGTTATTGTTTGCAAATTGTTTGCTTTAAAAGAAAAAAGAGCTTAGAACCCTTTTAAGTTAAGGATTCTAAGCTTCTTTTTACTATTCCCACTCGATAATAGACGGTACTCCCTGTTTCCTTAGAAGACAGCACTTTTTGAAAAGTCCCATTGATTTGGTGTTGTATTTGGTGTGGTTGTATCATTTTCTATGTAAATGATACAACCACACTTACTTATGTTATGGTTCTTCGTGACATACCTAAATAAGGTTTTATATTATACAATCCTCAATCCATTTTAGAGCCATATGAGTCATTAAATATTCTTCTTCTGTAATATTTTTAGCATGAGCATCAACTCTATAAGTATTTATAATATCCATATGTAGTTTGAATTTTGTTTTATCTTCAAAAACTTTAGAGAAATCTTCCCAATTCTTATCAATTAAAATTTTTAATTCTGGAAAATAATACTCCTGTTCCATAAGTTCATTTGTCGGTATACCTTCAAACTTTGTTCTTTCATCTGTTTTTTTTGCTTTTAAAATCTTTGCTCTAGCTTCCTTTTTACCATACTTAGTAATAAATACTGTATAAATTATATCCCTTAACTTAATTTCAATATTGTTTCTTCGTGTACTAATTGCCGTTCTTTTTGTTTCCATAGAATCATCACTCAATAATATACTATTATTTTTTAAGTAAATTGATAATGCTTCAATAGTAATAAAATAATTTTCTTTATATTTCTTTAAAACTCCATAACCAACTAAATGTTGTATTGTAGAAAAATTACCTATCCCTAATTTTGTAAGGAATGCGTCATTTCCTTGAACGGCCAAAGATTCTAATAAGCTATATTCATTTGGATAAGAGATTTTTAACACTTGTATTATTTGTTCTATATACTTTGAAATTGCAATATCATAATTTTCTTTTTCTCTTAAATAGTCATATTTATTAACTTTAATTGGTCTATCTAAAGGTACTGACTTATTAATTAAACTACAAATATGTCTAATTAAAAATGGATGTCCCCCATAATCTTCAACTAGCTTTGCATATATTTCCTGGTCAAAATCTAACCCCATGTATTTCCCTATGCTGCTAACCATATTATTAACATCCTCAATACCAAACAAATCTAAGTAAACTGGATTAATCATAGAAAAAATAGGGTTATCAATTCCTTGAATTGATGCCACTTCTACGCAATGAGGATTAACTCCTGCAACTAAAAAACATATTTCATTTTGATGTTCCTGATAAAACGCTCTAATAGTTTGCCAAAAGTAAACAAAATCTAAACTATTTCTCCAATGTTCTGAACTAGCGGTATGTATAGAAATCATTTCAATTTCATCAAAAATTAAAAGTATTCTTTTTTCATCTAATTCCTTATAAATTTGTATCATTATTTTTTCAAAACTAGCGGCAGCATATTTTTCATCAAAAATATAATTTGAAATATCTAACTGAATCTCATATTTTTCTATAAGTTTATTTGTAATACTTTGCAATAATTCATACCATCTTAATGCATGTACAGATGGGTTTTGACAATCTATAAATATATATCTACCATCTTTATAATCTATTGTTCTCATTAATGCATAGAGTACTGAAGTCTTGCCAATTTTTCTTAGGCCAAATAATCCACCCTGTTCGCCACTTGTATACTTAGAATAAAATTCTTGTACTATTTTCTTCCTACCAAAAAAATAACTATCATTTCTAATAGGAGACTCTATGGCAAACAAGTCACGACTATAAAAATACTGTCTTAATTTATTTTCAACTTCTTCTTTAGTAAGTTTACTTTTTGTAAATTCATCATATGTAAAAGGAACAATTAACTTTGAATCCTTATTTTCATTATTTAAAGCGGCAATTTTATTTGTAATATTTAAATCCTTACTTACTAAGAAAATGCATACCTTATCTAATCTATTATCATAATCTGTAAGTGTTTTATCCACAAAGTCTAAAGCTCTTCTATCAAAATCTTGAAAAGGAGAGAATAACAATAGAAATTCATTATACATATTGAATTTTTCTCTATATTCATCGCCAGGTTGTAAAAAGCTGAAAATATATTCAGTATTTTTAAATTTTTCTACTCTAGAAAAAGTTACACCGAAAAACCGAGAAAAATTCTTTACAATTTTTCTCTCAATATCATTTCCTTTTACATTTAAGTTATACTTAATTCCTTTGATAACACGACCGTTAGAAACTACAGTTTGATTCATCCTTATCACCTCAAGTAAAATAATACCACTTTCAAAGAACAATATAAAAACTTATTTCTATATAAGTAGTTTTAAAATTTTATAATACATTCAAAAACCTCATTTACTTATGGTACGGTTTACCGGAACTAGTATTAAATTCATTATAAAAAAGATTTCCTTATTGGACTAACCTGCACCTTCAGTTGAATAGCAACAATCTGTTCGAAAACAGCCTTAAAAATTCATATATATTGAAGCGTATTTTGCAAAAATACATACTCTGGTAGGGTTAAAGAATCCGCATAAATAATCTTTTGATTAAGATTGAAGTGAAATAAAACTAAAATCTTGTCTTTGCTCCAACTACTTGAACATTCCAAACACCCTTTACAACGAGCCTTTCGGCGTGTGTTTCTTTCGAGCTAAGCCACAGCTTTAAAAAATTTATGGCGGTTAACATGCCCCTGCTCACTGTAAAGGGTTCGTTTCGTCGTTCTTCATGTTACAAGCAGTCTCCGCACCCTAACGATTTTCTCTCTTTAAATAAAGTTACCCTGTTACATTACTTTTATTTAATGCCTGATTTCCATTAAATTTTATTTTTGTTGATTTAGCAGTTTTAATTTCAATGTTTCCAGTCATTGCATCAGCTATTGCAGTCTCCGCACCGCTCCACATATGAGCATAGTGTTTTAAAGTAATGAATGCCCCATACGTTGAGATAAAACAAGTACCGATACATTAAATTCATTAATTAGGTGTGAATCATGAGAATGACGCAATCCCTTTGCTTGTATCTTTTTTACTCCTGCAAGTTTGGAATATCGTTCAATAATTCGACCTATGGTTGACTTAATCATCGGTAGCCCATCGTAGCTAAACACAAAGTCACCTTCTTCACCTAAGCCAATCTCAGCTTGTCTACTTTTCCAATCACTTAAAATTTTTACAGTGTCATTATCCAGTGCTATTATTCTCTTTCCATCTTCTGTTTTCGTATATGAATTTCGTTTCCACTCCGTTCTATTTTTCACAATAAGCATATGATGAACTCGTATACGCTTCTTTGTTAAATCAATGTCATTCCAGTATAAAGCTGCTCCCTCATTCACACGAATTCCTGTCATATAATAGACCCACAACATGACAAAATTCAAATGTTCATAAAAATCACCAATATAGATTTGATTTATCACTTTCTCAAATTCCGATTTATTCCAATACAGCACAATTGCTTTTCCTTTTGGAATGGCTTTAACTTTTTTGAAATATTATGCTCCAGGTATTGCATTTCTACCGCTTTATCTAAACTTTTACGAAACATCCCAAAAATTAGACTAGCATATGATTGAGCATACCCTGCTCCGTCATTTTCTTGATTTGTTAACAACCATGTACGAAAATTTTGTACACCCTCAACTGAAATAGAACGAAGAGAGATAGAAGCAAATCTATCCCTTATCTTTTCCAATATTCTTTGCTTAATAGAAAAGGTACTTTCTTCAACGTCTGTTTGATAATACGGTATATACACAGTATTTATAAATTGCTCGTAATTCATTTTATAATTAGCGTAACTGTTAACTTTATGATACTCTCTTTTTAATCGAGTTAACTCTTTGTTAGCTTCGAATGCGGAAGAAAAGGGTTTTCCATTAACGTCTTTTCTTACTTTTTTTCGTATTCGTTTTCCTGTAATCCGATTAATACCAAATTCTGATTGATAAAAGAAATTCCCTTTATCATCAACATATACACCTGGGTATTTCATACAGAAAGATGCACAATTGCATAACCTCATCCGTAAGCGTGAGAAAGCATTGACATAAAGCTATTTTCAAACTTTCTCAACATTTTTCTGATAACCACACGACTGAATTTTGGCAAAAATATGATATTATGAAAATAATAAAATAAACGGACGTAAAAAAGACCCACGGTGCAAGTAGTGCTGGTAACACTCTTACACTGCCCCTACTACCCTAGGGAACATTGTCGCGGATCTTATACATATAATTATAACACACCATAGATTGAGGGTGGCACGTTTTCCTTTATGGGGTTTACGTGTCTTTTGTTCCGGCAAGGAGGAGCAAAATGAAATATTGGTTATTTAAAGTTGTTGATCAAATTGATTTTCAAAAAAAGAGCCAAGAGAGTATTTCAAAAGAACTTGGAATAAGTGGCCCTGCGTTTTCAAAGAATTTATCAGGGAAAAGTGAATTGAATTTTTTAAATGTAGTAAAGCTAGTTGAATTATTATATGAAGATCCGCTTGAAAAGAATTATATGATCCATGAATTTTGTAAAAAAACTAAAAGTAAAAAAAATTTAAGAATAGCTATGGAGTATGGAAATGCTTTAGGGGATTTGGAACTCCTTAGAATCGCGATTCAAAGAGGCTTTGAATCTAATAACTCTAAAACTTACGAATGGGCATATATATATGAACTCGTTTGGTTAAGAGCTAAGAAATTTTTTACGGCTGAAAAACTTTTAACGGAGACTGAGAATAGGAAAAAGAGTAAAGTTCTTAAAAATGAAGAAACTAAAATAATGTTTGATATTTTAACATTATATTCTATGTATGATTGTAGGGACTTTAAACTTTTAGATGGGTATATACAAACATTACAGGAAAAAATATCTGAACTTCCTAGCCAATTTATAAAAGATATATACAGTAGCCGTGTAAAGGAATGGTATGCGTATGCATTGCTAATGGACGAGCAAATAGAAAAATCAAGAGAACTATGCCATAGTATATTGAATGTTAATGATGAATTAGGTTATTTAAGGTTATTAAAAATTTCTGCATTAGGATATTTAGGTGAATCATACGTTGAAAATTATGAACAATCTTTATGGTATTTAAATAAAGGGATTGAGATGCTAGACCAACTATCTTATGAGAAAGCAGAAAACCGAAAAAAAGAGTTTTTAAATATGAGATCTTACATTAGAATAATCCATCAAAAGGATATGTATGATTTACAAATTTTTGATGTGGGCGAGAAAGCGCTTCTATATATAGTAACAGGAGAAAAAGAAAAAGCTGCCACTATATTAAGAAAGTACGAAAAAGAGAATGGTAGTCTGTCTCCAATGAAATTATGTTATTTAGGAATGGCATTGGAAGATAGAAAATTACTAGAAAAATCAATTGAGTTATTCTACTCGCAAGGGTGTAAATTTTATAGTTATTTACCTCGAAAAATATTGGTAGATATTAATAAAAATAGTATAATATACAAGGGTGATGCTAAATGAAAAAAGTACTAGCTTTAGTAACAACTTTGGCTTTAGTCGGAGTATTATATGTATCTCCTGTTAAAGGTCAAAAGGAGCAGCCTAAACAAGTAGCAAAGGATGCTCAAACTCAAATTATGCTTAGAATGGACCCAGGGACAGGAATGGGGTAATTTTCTGGTTAAGGGTCCGATATAAATAGATTGAATGCGATTGTCTCTTAATGGGGCAATCGCATTCGCTGTTTATAGGGGGATTAACTAAATTTCAAAATTAAATATTAGTTATACATTGTGATAAATTCACAAACTACTATGAAAATATCGGAGGATGTTGGTGATGGAACAAAATACAATCGAAAAAGAGTTAATTGAAGTTGAAAGTAATCTACAAGGAATCTTTAATGCGGCTCATAATGGGGATGCTGAGTCTTATGAAATTCTTTTGAAAATAAAAGAGGCGATCGGTAGCATTTAACGCTATCAATCGCCTGATATTTTAACTAGTTGTTTTATCATTTCAATAAGTTCTTTTTGTTTATCAGGATTCTTAGATCGAATATCTATCATTACTTGTTCTAAGTCATCCTTAGCTGTTAATTCAGGATTCTTCTCATCGGATTCACCTAATACATAAGAAACGGATACATTTGCGAGTTTAGCTATATCTAAAGAAGTTTTTCTCGATGGACATTTATCTATTTCTTCGTTCTCCCACATAGATACAGCAGATTTACTTTTTAGTCCTAGTGCGTTAATGAATTCAGATTGGCTCATTTTGAGTATTTCCGTTCTGATTTCTTTAACCCTTTTACTAATCAATTGATGATTCATCAGTTTTCTCTCCTTTATAGAAGTCCCGTCTACTATTATCTTTTACTTTTTTTCATTAACTATAGTCAATATATATAAAATTTAACAGGAAAGTTCACTCAAAGACAACCTTTTTAAGTTTATAGAAAAAAATAAATTTTATTGTTCACAAAAAGTGAACAATGTGTTATTATCAAATTAACGAAAAGAACAAAGGTGATAAACATGAAACTAAATATCGAAAAGGCCAAATCGTTACGCAAGAAACGTGGTTATAGTCAGGCTTATGTAGGTGATTATCTTGGTTACTCAACAAAATCCGCTTATTCACAACTTGAATCTGGCAAGAGACAACCAAGTATATACAGATTGGGTTTGTTGTCTAAATTGTATGATGTTACAGTTGATGAATTAGTAGAAAGTTAACGAAAAGTTAACTATTATTTTTAACTAAACGTTCACTTTTTGTGAACTGAGAGGAGGAAAGAAAATGAAGCAGTTACAGGTTTTCAATCATCAAGAATTTGGAGCATTAGAGGTTATACACCTTAACGGTAAGGAAATGTTCAATCTTGAAAATGTAGCGTGGTCACTTGGATATACGAAAGTGGCAAAAGGGAAAACTTATCTTCGAAAAGATCGTATCGAGAAAGTCATCCAAAAAGCTGATATATCAGTAATTGTCCACGATGGACAACCATACATTACCGAAGATGGATTGTATGAGCTGATTTTCGAATCAGAAACTCAGAAAGCAAAAGAATTTCGAAAATGGGTAACAAGCGAAGTGCTTCCTTCTATTAGAAAACATGGAGCATACATGACACCAAATACAATCAATGCTCTACTTCAAGATCCAGACTTAATTATCGGTCTTGCATCACAACTCAAGCAGGAACAACAAGCGAGACAGGTTGCGGAACAAAAGAATCTCATGTTAACGCAACAGATTGCAGAAAACGCATCAAAGATTACATACCTAGACCAAATTCTTCAATCACAAGATACAGTAACGGTTTCACAAGTTGCAGCTGACTATGGTTTATCAGCAATGAAGCTTAATAAAATCCTTAATGATGAAAAAGTACAGTACAAAGTAAATAATCAATGGTTACTTTACTCCAAACACCAAAACAAAGGTTACACAAAATCGAAAACAGTTGATGTAGTCCATACAGACGGTAGCAGATCAGTGAAAATGAATACGCGTTGGACACAAAAGGGGAGGCTCTTCATCCACGAACTTCTAACGAAACGCGGAATTATTCCAGAAATGGATAGGGAGGCGATGTAAATGATGGAGGAAAGTACATTATCATTGGCGATTGTATCAGCGGCTATATGTCTATTAACATACCTAGTACACAGAATTGATGTCTGGGATAAAAAGACAGGATGGTCACAAGATGATAAATAAACAGCAACGTGATGAATATGAACGAAAGAAAATCTTGTGGATTATAAAGGATTTAAGAGCAAAGGGTGTACATAACAGCGCAGATAAGGTTGAGGAAACATACAAGAGATATATCACGCTTGCTAAATGATAAAAGCCCTACAAGGGGATGTAGGGCAAGACTAAGGGTATTGAAGAATTGTCGATTCTAAAAGTAAAGGACTTCTTGGAATGTAATAAGTTTAACACATAGTTCTCTAAATTTTTATATAAAGATTTTAAGAATTTGTGAACGTAGACAAGTATTCCAATATTTGAAAGTATCAAAAAAGCCCGTACAGAAGCACAGGCCAGTTGTTACACATATCGGTAACTAAATTTTAACAAACTTTCAGAAAGCTAGCTATTGAAAAAATAAAAAACGCTCGATGGCAACGAGCGCTGTAGAGAAAACATTCCCTAAAATTAGCTACCTATATTATACCATAAGTTTTCTCTCAGTAAATAAGGAGGAATGTGAAAATGGCTGAAAATCCAATCACTTACAGCAATCATCACGATTCATCAGCAAGAGACTTTATTGAAGAATGTGCGGGTTGCAATGGAGAAATATACTACGGTGAAAGTTGCTTAGATTTTGATGGCGATTACCTACACGTAGAAACAGAATGCATTACCCAATATGTAAAGTCTCATTCTACAGAGAAAGTAGCAGGTGAATAAGATGGTCCTACAAAATAAAATTGAAGCTGAAATTCAAATTCTAAAGAGTTTGGTTGAACGATACAAGCTAAGCAAAGAGCCTAACGCTGTATCAATGGTTGTAGCTTACGAATATGGATTACAGGCACTTATGGAAGTGTATGAAGCTAGTAAACAAACGGAAATAGCACCATTTTAAAAGAAGGGGAGATTCATATGATAGTTGAAAATTACTTTTCTAAATTGGCTCAAATAGATTGTTCGGGACATGTTGAGAAGCAAGGGCGTTTTAATTACTTATCGTGGGCATGGGCGGTTAAAAAGCTTCGTGAAGTAGATCCAACAGCCACATGGGAAGTAAAACGATTTGATGGAGTTCCTTACCTCAAAACAGATTGTGGTTACTTTGTAGAAGTTGAAGTAACTGTACAAGGAATAGCACTAAGTCAGATTCACCCGATACTTAACAATCAGAACAAGCCGATTGCAGAGCCTAACAGCTTTGACATTAACACAAGTATCCAACGTTGCTTAGTAAAGGCAATTGCACTTCACGGATTAGGATTGTACATCTATGCGGGTGAAGATTTACCAGAGATCCAAGAGGAAATGATTACTGCTCAACAAGTTGGTGCAATTAAAGTAAACATAAAAAAATTAGCTTCTCTTCGAAAAGTGGATGAAGACACGATTAAAGGACACTTAAGTATTAAAGAAGTTGGCGAATTGACATTAAACCAAGCTGGAGAAGTACTTAAGAAATTAACAAAGTGGGTTAAACAGGCTGAAAAAGAAACTTCTGAAATTGAAGAGCAAGAACAAGTAGAAAAAATAGAACAAACAAACTAAGGAGATGCTAAGCCTATGTTAGATAAAAAACAATCTAAAGTCGTCCTTCCAACGTGGGTGTGGAAGGGCGTGCGGAATAAAAAGGAAGCAAGGGAAAAGGCAATAGAGTACATTACTCCCGATCGCTATCCAGGATACAAGGTAATTAAGGTTCAAGGCGACATAGCGGTATGCGAAAGGGAGAATGCGTGATGTTTAAGATACCTGTCAGACGTGGATCAATGAAAGAAATGCTAATAGCAGTTCGGGATTTAGAAAAACGGGGTTATGACTATGTAACGCCAATTAAACGAATATATAGGGCAGAAAGAACTTTTTATCATGAAGGTAAGTTCAGAGGGAGAGAAAAGGTTCGGTTTATTGGTATGGAAGACACTGTGAGCTATGAATGTTGGATGAAGAAGGTGAATTAAATGGCAGATGTTAAATGGATAAAGCTCTCTACTAGTATGTTTGAAGATGAAAAGATTCGATTAATTGAAAGTTTACCAGATGCAGATACACTACTAATCATTTGGATTAAATTGTTGTCTCAAGCGGGCAGAACAAATGCCAATGGTTACATTTTTTTGAGTGAAAACATTCCTTTCACAGAAGAAATGCTTTCAACACTTTTTAATAGACCAATAGCAACTGTCAGACTTGCACTACAAACGTTTAAACAGTTCGGGATGATAGACGTTACTGATGATAAGTACATATGTATTGCGAATTGGGAGAAGCATCAAAACGTTGATGGATTAGAAAAAATACGCGAACAAAACAGATTGCGTAAACAAAAGCAAAGAGAGAAAGAAAAACAGTTTCTACTAGGGAATGACATGGGTACATGTACCTATTGCGGAAATGCAGCAAAAACACTAGATCATCTAATTCCTAAATCGCATGGTGGATTGGATACTCAAGAAAATTGCGTAGCATGTTGTAAACGATGTAATGAAATGAAAACAAATCGTCCCTTAGAAGTCTTTCTAAATGAATGTTTACTGTTAGGAACACCGGTATTGGATTTGAAATCGGTTTTAAATAACAAGAAAATTATGAGTTTAGTTGATTATCAAGACGGAAAATTTTTACGTCCTGTGACGGGTCACGTGACACGTCACGGTAGTCACGCAACAGATATAGAAGAAGATAAAGAATTAGATAAAGAAAAAGATAAAAAGAAGAGAGAAAAATCTTTCCGTCACAAGTTTGAAACTTGCGACACCAATGGGGCTAAGTATCTATTTGAAAAAATTAAGGGTAACAATCCTAAGCAAAAAGAACCTAACTTCGATAATTGGGCAAATGAGTTTAGATTAATGCGAGAACGCGATAACAGAGAACCGCAAGAGATTAAAGATGTTATTGATTGGTGCCAAGCTGATCCGTTCTGGCAAGGTAACATTTTATCTCCTAAAAAGCTACGAGAGAAGTTCGACCAACTAACTATTCAAATGAATTCTAAAAAAGGAGCGAATAACAATGCAGAGAGCTGCGGAAGCAATACCAACCGATATAGCCAAAAAGGTGAATATGACTATGGATTCTGATGTGTGTGATACACATGGCATGAATAAGATGAAGTTTGGTGGACAAGTTGTTTGCCCTCGATGCTTCCTTGAAAACGATAGTAAGAAGCTTCAGCAACAGGAGCAAGCGAAATATGATGCGGATAAAGCAAACGAGAAGAAATTCATGTTTCACCAACAAAGTATGATTGCCGATAGCAACATTAAGAAAGCTAACTTTGAAAACTACCAACCTACTAGCGAGGAAGGAGCGAAGAACCTTGGAATCGCAAAGGTCATAGCTACGGATTATCTTAATGGAAAAGTGTTTAACACGATTATGGCAGGAAATTGCGGAGCAGGGAAAACGCATCTTGCTTACGCTATAGCGGAAGAACTTGCAGGTGCGGGGATATCAGTTGTCTTCGTCACAGTTGGCGAATTGCTACGGAAGATTAAAAGTACGTTCAATAAAGATTCCTCCTTAACTGAGGACGCAATAATTCAAAGTTTAGTAAGAGCACAAGTATTAATAGTCGATGATTTAGGAGCAGAGTTAGGCGCATTAGATGCCAATACGAAAGCAACAAACTTCATTAATAGGGTACTATTCGATGTTTTCGATGGCAGGCAAGGCAAATCTACTATCTTCACAACAAACCTCACAGGGAAGCGTTTAGACGAGGCATACGATGAGCGGATTGTATCGCGGATTCTCAATAATTTCAGAACGATTACTTTCAAAGAAACAAAGGATTACAGAAGAAAGGCATTGCCATTTTAAAAGGGGGAATAAACGATGTGTGTATGCGAAGGAACGGGAGTAATTAAGAACGATATGGGGAATGGCTGCTATCAATTTGCACCGTGTATTTGCGAAGCAGGGAATCGCAGTCCTGAAGAAGTGGATAGAAGACGTCATGCCGTTATGGCGGAGTTAAGAGAAATTCATCAATTACAACTGGAGGGGAAATGGGATGCCACGACTTGGAACGGATTTGGAAAAGGAGAATTACACAATGGCGTTGCAGCAGGGGAAGTACATGAAGAAGTCGCGTCGTAACTTATATATTGCTTTGGAAGAGTTGGACTTAGTGTTTGATGAAAGTGAAGTGATACGATTAAGAGAAATGTGGGATGAGGATAAAGATATTCTTGAAATAGCAAAAGAGCTAGGAAGGCATCAACTAGAAATCGCCGCATTAATTATGGATCAGGCAGATAAGAATAAAATCAAATCGCGTCCAATGGGGTTAGGGGCATGAAACAACTAACACTGGAGGATGTAGTCGGAAGTTTTGATTATACCGCAACAAGTACCGTGGACAAATTCTTGAAGCGTAATAGCGTTATGACGTACTCAGTAGAGTTTTACGACAAAGACGAGAAGTGGAAGCTTCGTTGGTTTGAGGCGAAGTCCGAGAGCGAAGCTATAGAAATGGCTAAAAAGAAATACGGAAAGATACAGATTATCACCACGTATATTTCTGATAGAACCTTAGAAGAGATAATGAATTTAGATTAGGAGACATAGCGTTATGACGTATTTAAAGGGCAGAAACTTATTTGATTGAATGAGGCACTCGTAGGCGTCATAGCGTCAGTAGAAACGTTGGGATTATTGGAATCAGAAAGGAGAAATATGGGCTTCGGATTTACTGGCTAGGGGCACTAAATAAAAAAATGGTCCTTACTATTACGTAAGAACCCCATAATCGAAGAAAAAAAGTCGTATGTGAAACCAAGTGGGAATCACAAATATATTTTAACATCTAAATATATAGTTGTCTATACGTCGAATTAAACAACATAGTTATTTAAACGAAGGAGCCCTAGATTTAGGGATCTAGGGCTTCTTGTGTTGGTATAACTCACACAATGTTATGAAAAGAAAAGAACTTACTGAAGATAACATATGAATGTTTCGTAAATGTATCAAAAAAGTGAACAAAATAGTTATTTTATGATGAATAAATAAAAGAACCCGTTTGTTATAAACGGATTCTTCCCACAAGATTTGCAAGAAATTCAAGGTAACTAGACCGGAGCACTTATTGAAATTCTTGTGATAATACTGTATGCAAAGGAATCAATAAGGTTAATGAATTTTAAACAAAATCCTTATTGGAAAGAAAAAGAGATAGGATTCACAACCCCATCTCTTCTAACAGAAATAAGTGCAGTTTTGCTTCTTCGCAATTTGGATTAATGCAGTAATGAATAAACGAATGGTCATCGTGTTGTATGAGAGGTTGATCACAAGATACACATGTATATAGTGAGAGCATTTTATATACATCCTTACAAATTATGGATTAATTTTAACGTAGTTTTAGCTGGTTGAGGAGTAAGAAAAAATCGTGATTTAAATAAAAGAAACCCCGATTGTCTGCGGGGTTCCTAAGGGTAATCGTCAAGTAATGACGTACTCGACTAAATAACCATATCATGAATTTTTTGGTAAAAATACTGGTAAATGTGTCCAAATGAGGAAGGGCATCGTTTTGAACAAAAACGCTATTTTGCACAACAAAGCAGCTAGCTAAAGTAGCTAACTGCCTGCTGTAAATACTATTCCAGATGGATACTATAAATGTAACTGCAAGTTACATTTATAGTATAAACAGACTTAAAAATGTTATGCAGGGAAGTAAACTAAATAAAAATTTCATTTTATAAAAATAAAAACCCTAGTTCCCTAGGGTAATGGTATAACAGCCAAATATATTTTATCCTTTTATATCGTAACGTAATATTACGTTGAAAACATCAGGTAAATGAAACCAATTACAGAAAATAAGAGCAGCTAGCAAAAGCTAACTGCTCGGTTCTCCAAGGGGGAACAAGGAGAAAGTAACTTAATGGGTTGTCTACAGTATTGACGGAATATTGAGTTTTATTCACGAGAGATTATATTCTGAAATTTGAATTATGATAGTCGATATTCTCCATATTGACCAGAAAAGAACTAAAAGTTCTAGTGAAATTCCAAGGGTTCTTTTCTTAGTTTTTTGAGATTCTTTTATCAAATAGCCAACAGCACTAATTGCTATAAGAATGAAAAGAATAAGTTCGAGTGTAACTGGCATTCTATCTACTCCTAAAAATAAGTTTGTATATAACAATTATAAGATATTTTTAATGATTGGTAATAAAAAATTCAACAAAATAATCTTTTTAATAGAAAGTGAGGAATAACAATGGGACAAGGTAACCGTGGAATGGCATTTGAAATGCTTATCAATCTAGCGAATGAAATGTATCAAAGAGGAGGAGTGGCGCTTATTAACAAGCGTCCGACTCCTGTGAAGGTGTTAAAGAGCAAAGGTAGCCGTGTACTAAATGGATTCTATGAAGCAAAGAGCACAGTAGACTATGACGGCGTGTATAAGGGACGAGCTATCGCATTTGAAGCGAAGTCTACAGAGAAAGATACACGTTTTGATTTAAAGAACATTGCACAGCATCAATTGGATTACCTGGAGAAAGCGGAGAAGATGGGAGCAGTATGTTTCTTCCTTATAGAATTCAGTAAGGATAAGTCAGTATTCGCAGTGCCACTATCAGTCATTCAATCTTATGTAAGGATGTCTCATCAACCAAAAGGCAAGAAGTCTATACCAAGAGCAGACTTTGATATTTATGGATACTTAGTAGAGCAGACGGAACGAGCGCCGGTGGATTATTTACAATATGTTGATGAAGCAGTAGCACCAACTATATTTGATGGAATGATTCAATTTGATCTGGACCATAAGAAAGTAGCAAATAACATTGAAGCAACAAAAGAGAAAATGGCCAACAAGAAACATAGATTATTAAAGGCCTAGTGGATAAAGGAACCATGCAGAGTGTATGGTGGGGGCTATGTTAATACGCACTGTTCTCTTATTCAACAAAGAGATAGTAAAATTTCACGTACCCGATGTGAATGTAAAAAGACAAATTCAGAAATAGGGGGATTCCTTCATGGAGAGACAATTAACATTATTACCGACTATTGATAGAGAGACAGAAAAACAGGTTCAGAAAGAAGTAGTGAAAATACTAAAGGAATACCGCGCATTGAAAACGCGTTTTGAGAATGAAGTGGAGTTAAAACACGAAGGAATCAGTTTGTTCCCGGAGATTAGAGACACGAGATATATTAGCAATATCAAATTCAAGCAAATTGATAAGGCTTTACAGTATGTTTTAGACTATGACGAGGCAGAAATCATCAAGAGGAAATACTTAAATGCAGATAAGCCGAAAGACAGCTTTATTTACACTGAATTATCGATGAAGAAAGATCACTTCTATTATAAGAAGAAAAATGCGATTCGATTGATTGCTACATCTTTAGGGATGATTTAATAAACCATAAAAAGCCAAATTAATAGTTTTTAATTAACTATCCATTTGGCTTTTTATGGTTTATTTTTTAGGCATCCATGTATGTCCGCAATTCATGCAACCATTAACAATATTTTTTCTACCAACAAATCCACTGAATAAAATTATCGGTGGTCCTAGAAGTACAATAAGAAGACCAACAATTGCAGAAAGTCCAACAACTCCATCCATAGAATTTCGAGGAACTATAACATATAAAAAATTAGAAACTATTCCAATAGTTATAAGTGTACCTAACAGAAGAAATAGAATAAAAAACGCCCTTTTGAAATTATAACCACGCTTATTACCGACTATTTGATCTGATTTGCATTTCCTACAAACCACGCGCTTTGTTACTTTTTCTTTTTGTACCGTCATGTCTAACCATCCTTGCTTTTTATAAAATTATAATAGTTTAATTATATGATATTATTGCCTGAACTGGATACAAATATTATCAAAAAAAGAAAAAATATAATAAATTGGAATGTTTATGTTTTTAAAAACATCGACAAAATACCGATAAAATAGGGGGAATTTTGATAATGAAATCAACGGTATCCTTAATGTACAAGCCCTTTGACAACCACATATCGAAGAGGATTAGTACACCTATAAGTGAAACGTTCTTATGCGAGAATGTCACGGTAACGTATACCGCATAGTAGGGCGGGCAAGGCGGTACGAACCCGCGTTAAGACGAAAAGACCAATGAATGTATTACAATGACATATTCCAGTGTGGCGGGTGTGAGATAATTCGCATTCGTCATGCTGTTTCTATTGTATTTATCAATCAGCTCGGAATGCGTCCTCTGGGTTGATAATAAATATAAGTCTATTTCTCTCTAATATGTTGGTTCTTGAAAATGGAATGGGGGTGGTTGCTCATGATTGAGTGACACTTGCATTCTAAAAAGCTAAAAAGTATACGTATCTCGTACATTAGTAATTACTCAAGATTCTTATTAATGACCAAAACGAGGGCAAAGAGTTCCACTCTTTGTTTGAGCCAATACAGCGGAAACATTCCCCTTCCGTCCCTCTAGTGTATTGGTTCAAACAAGGCGTCGGAAGAACCATATACGTCTTGGATATAAATCCTTTATAATTCGATATTGGTCAGCCAAGGGCCGCGACACCCAATGTATTGACCGACTCTACGGAGTATAAACGAGAAGATTCCTAGTCTTCTCCCAGCCACCGAACGTAAGGCGCGTAGCTAATAAGAGTTAAAAAATTACATGATGCGGTGGCTTGGAGAAGGTTGAGAGCACTCAACCTTGATCTAAGAGAAACTTTTGCCATTTGTTTTCTCTCTTTTCTCCCATCCCCTTGAAAGCTGTCACTTCGGTGATGGCTTTTTATTTTGTAGGATATTCTTTTATTCTGTCGAATAGATAGAATGAAGGAAGAGAGGTGAGAAAATGATAGGGGTTAATAAATGGAGCTATGAAAATGAAGACATAAAAGGAAAGATAGGTACTTTTGGAGAGGGTTTTCCTTATGACTCTGTAGGTTACTATGTAGACTTTTATAAGAATTCAAAACGTATCCTTAGACTAGGATTGACTGTTGCGTTAGGACGAGTATTTATCCTGCAATCAGAAGAAGAAGCATCTATATACAAATGGATATGGGATGCAGGTAATACATTTGTAAATGAATTAGAAGAAGAACAAATACTAATTATCCAATCAAAAAATGTGTCTGGAAAAATATTAATTACTGATTGGAAAGATTTAGATAAAGCTACAACTGAATAAACAAGTAAAGCATCCATAACGGGTGCTTTTTTCTTTGTTATATAGAAATTACACATTAAAGATATGTTTACATGCATGGTTACTACACGTTAAGGAATAGTAATAAAAAGACGAGACCGATGAAACCGTATAAAAACCAAAAGAATCCTAAGATGGGGAATGTTTTATAAAATTTAAGCATGGTAAACCTCCTTGGGTATATAGAGGATTATAATATATCGTCGGTCTATATAGAAGAAAAAACAGAAATTGGTACATGCTAAATGAGAGTCTGAAAAAATGGACATTTGGATTAAAGGATTCTATATAAATAGGTAGAATGTAATTATTTGGTTTATATTTTAATCCAAGGGGTACAAATTCGATGCGACGTGAAAAGGATTTATTGAAACAATGGAAGGCGGATTTACAAGCTGTTCAAGAAGAGAAGAGATTGAAGAAGAAGGCTAAGAAAAAGAATAAGAAATATAGCATTCCAGGTAATACAGCTGACTTCATGGATGGCAAGAATACTTATCGTAAAGAGAATAGGGTATGGAAACAAAGAAATAAATAATGTGAGGATAAATAAATTTGATTAAGTTTATAGCAATTATCGTAGGCGCTGCCGTGATCTGGGTGGCGTCTTGTTTGTTGTTAAGGAAAGATAAGACGTGAGATAGATTTGCAAATTGAAATATTATTAGTTTGAAACATAGACTAGTAAACAAACTATTTCTATCTTTTAATCATAGAATATGATGAATTCTATTTTAGAGGAGGGAATCATATCTATGGGATGGGATAATAATTTTGGACATTCTCGAGATTGTAATAGATTTTGGGATGATTTAGTATTTTGCGGTTGCGGCCGTAGACGAAGAAGAAACGATTTTAACGACTGTCATTGTAGACGTGATTGCGATTGTGATGAGTGTCGTCGTAGACGTAATCATGACCGCGATCGTGAGCATGAACATGGACATGGTGAGCATCGAGATTGGTAAAGCCTTTTGAAAGAGTGCGATGAAAAAACGCACTCTTTTTTGTTATGTTTTTAATTAGTACTTATTAACCCGAAGGACGCAGTTTCAATTGGATTTAACATTTTACAAAACAAGCGAACACAACGAACGAAAAGAAATGTCCTGCGTACCTGTCTAAAAGTTGACCCTTTTGTACAGTTGAAATATATAGGGTAAAAACTTTGTAAACAGATAGTTGTTAATGTCTAAAAGATAGTCTAAAATAAAAGTATATAATTCTTAAGACTTTTAGACTATTTTGAGGTGATTTGGATGGCTATCGTTGGTTATGCCAGGGTGAGTACAAAAGATCAAAACTTAGATGCACAAATTGAAAGGTTAACAGAATATGGATGTGAAAAGATATATTCTGAAAAGTACAGTGGAGCTAATAGTGATCGGGAAGAATTACAAAAGGCATTAGAGTATATGAGAGAAGGAGATAAATTTATTGTTTGTAAAATAGATCGTTTAGCCAGATCAATATTTGATTTGCATAAGATTGTAAATCAATTAGCTGATCGAGGAATAGCGGTGGTGTTTCTTAAAGAACAAATTGATTTTTCAACGCCTGCAGGTAAATTGATGTTTACTATGCTAGGGGCTATTGCTGAGTTTGAAAGGGATTTAATTAACGAAAGAACAGCTGAAGGAAGAGAAAGAGCTAAAGCAATGGGCAAACATATGGGACGTAGGGGACAGGATGAAAAACAGGTGAAGCAGGCTATGAATTTATTCTTTAATAGGAAAGAGAATGGTTTAAGTGTAAATGATATTTCAAAAATGACGGGAGTTCCGCGTTCTACTATTTATGCTAAAGCAAAAGAATTAAAAGAGGAGGAATTATGATGGAGGAATATGAACAGCTACGGCAGGAATTTTGAAATATAAGTAATCAGTTAAAGTAGCGAATCCGCTGCTTTTTTATTTAATAAGGAAAAAAGCCCTACCTGGGGCTATATGATTTTCTTCATACCACATTGACGGCATTCTCTTAAGAAGATGAAATTTTTAATGGAACTTTTGAATGTGGAATTACCGCAATTATCACAGCGACCACTGATTTTATCAGGATGCTCTTCGTATGTGTATATTTTGCTTAAATCGTATTTTTGTTCATGTTCTTTATTTTCCATTCGTTTCACCTGCATATCAATCTGAATTAAAACAATTTAATCATAATAACATGAAGTGTTCATATAATGGATGTTTTTTATTTGACAAAGAGAACCTGCAAACCTGCAGATTCTCCTGATAATGATTTATGGAGCAAGACCCGAAAATATAATACAATAATTCGAAAATGAGTTCAAGTAAATAAAAAGAACCCGCTGGAGTTCGGGTCCTTTCAGAAGTGATGATGTATTCTCGGCTTGGGAACTGAGAAAAACACAAAAATATAATACATCGAGTTTTAGAGAATTTCAAGAATAAATTAGAGTGATTTTGGAGGATGATGAATAATGAAACTAACTAAACAAGAACAAGCGATTGCAATTGGTACATTCATTTCGATGTTGGGACAGGACTTTGTAAATGAGCGCATCGATAAACAGAAATTAGAAAGTGCAATTCCAATCTTTAATGAGTTAGAAGATAACACAACACCAAAGCAAAAGAGAGAAGCAATGGTTAGTTTGCTCGATAAAACAATGGAAGAATTCCTAAAAGCTTAAAAAACTAATAGAGCCTATCGTGAGGTGGTGGTTATGGCTAGACAACGTAGCCCGGACAGAGATAAAGCATTTGAAATATATAAAGTAAGTAAAGGTGAGAAGCCATTAATTGATATTGCTGCTGAGTTAAACCTTAAGCCTTCGCAAATCAGAAAGTGGAAATCACAAGACAAATGGGATGAACAAATGAATGGTAACGTTACTATTGCGAAAAGGAGCGTTACTAATGTTAAAAATCCCAAAACGAAAGAAAAACTGAAAGAGATCTTAGAGGATGAAGAGTTGACCGAAAAGGAAAGGCTCTTTTGTTTGTATTATGTGAAATACTTCAATGGTACACAAGCTGCACTGAAGGCTGGATACTCCAAAGACGGCGCTCATGTACAGGCTAGTCGATTGCTAAGACGTGAACGAGTTTCTTCCTATATAAAAGAGCTTAAAGGTGAGTTAATCGAGAATGTATTTGTGGAAGCGATGGATGTGCTTAAAGAGTACATTAAGATTGCTTTTGCTGATATTACTAACTATGTAACCTTTGGACAGAAGGAAGTACCTGTAATGGGGATGTTTGGCCCGATGAAAGATGAATCCGGTAAAGAAATAACTCGTATCATAAATTATGTAGATTTACACGAGGCTGACATGGTTGATGGTTCTATAATAACCGAAGTAAAACTCGGAAAAGATGGCGTGTCAGTAAAACTTGCTGACAAGATGAAAGCACTGGACAAACTATCTCAGTACTTTGACTTAGTACCTGACAATTTCAAACGTAAAATCGAAGAAGAACGCCACAAAATGCAGATGGAAGTGCAGAAAGCTCAAATTGATAAAATTAAAGCAGATACTTCTCGTATTAAAGGTGATGAAGGTGAAGAGTATGAAGATGACGGATTCATCGATGCGTTAGAAGGTAAAACAGCAGAGGTGTGGGAAGATGAAACTTAAACCTGCCCCTTTTAAATTTAGACCATTCTCAAAGAAACAATTACAAGTACTCACTTGGTGGAGAAAAGATTCACCTGTGAAGGACCATGACGGCATTATATGCGATGGTTCTATTCGTGCTGGCAAAACTGTTTCGATGGCTCTTTCTTATGTTATGTGGGGAACTGAAACATTTAATGGTGAAAACCTAGGTATGGCAGGTAAAACAATTGGATCACTGCGACGCAACGTAATTACTCCATTAAAGAAGATGTTAAAATCACGTAAATATAAAGTGAAAGACCATCTATCAGAGAACATGCTTACCATTAGTAAAGATGGCCATACGAATCATTTCTATATATTTGGTGGTAAGGACGAATCATCACAAGAACTTATCCAAGGTATTACATTAGCTGGTATGTTTTTTGATGAAGTTGCTCTTATGCCACAAAGCTTTGTGAACCAAGCGACAGGACGTTGTTCTATTGAAGGCTCAAAGTATTGGTTTAACTGTAACCCTGCCGGCCCGTATCATTGGTTCAAACTTGAATGGATAGATAATAAGGAAGATAAGAACCTGCTACATATTCATTTTACAATGGACGATAATCTTTCTTTATCTGAAAAAGTGAAGCAAAGATACTATCGTATGTATAGTGGAGTCTTCTTTCAACGCTTCATTTTAGGTTTATGGGTGCTTGCAGAAGGTATTGTATATGACATGTTTAACAAGGAAAAGCATGTTGTAAAAACAGTAGAAAGAGAATACGAGAAGTATTATGTATCTTGTGACTATGGTACACAGAACCCTATGACATATGGACTATGGGGATTGTGTAAAGGTATATGGTACAAAACAAAAGAGTACCATTATGATGGTCGTAAAAATTCACGGCAAAAGACAGATGATGAGTATCTTGACGACCTAAAAGAATTCATCGGAGATATTTCTATTCGCGGGATTATAGTTGACCCATCAGCAGCTTCATTTATTGCTTTATTGAAAAAGAATCGATTCAAAGTGCTTAAAGCTAAGAATGAAGTTATAGATGGCATAAGAAATGTAGCGCGACTTCTTAATGAAGAGAAGATAAAATACAACGACTGCTGTAAAGAAACATTCCGTGAATACGCTTCTTATACTTGGGATGAAAAAGCTACAGCTCGTGGTGAAGATAAACCAAATAAAGAGAATGACCACCAAATGGATGGTGATCGTTACTTTGTAAATACAGTTGTTGTAACTAATAACAAAGCTAAGGCTGTTAAGTCAATCTATTAAGGAGGTGAGACGATGTTTGAACACTATATTCCGTTGCTGGATGAACAAAATGGCGAGCCTACATCAAAGTTACTAAAAAAAATTATTGATGAGTTTGAACCATTAAAACAACGCATGATTAACAGGTACGAGCGATACAAAGCAAGTGAAAAGGGTGTGCCTATCTTTACTCGCGAGTTTAAAGGTGATGGTAATAAAGATAAGGTTAACAATAAGCTAAACAATGACTTCTTTTCTGAAATTATCGATACAAAAATCGGTTATATGTTTGGGTTGCCTATCTCATACAGCTTAGATCATGAAGATGATGAAGTATTGAAACGTATTCAGGACTTTTTAAAAGCGAATCATACTGAGGATGCTGACGCAGAAACAGGGAAGTTCGCTTCTATTTGTGGATACGGAGCGAGACTACTGTATCACGATAAAGAAGGTATCGAAAAGGTTATGAATATCAAACCTTACGAAGCTATATTTCTTACGAATTCAAGTATTGCAGAACCTAAATACGCTATACGCTGCTATCCAATCAAAGTAATTGATGGTGATGATTTCAAGGATGGTTACAAAGTAGAGTTTTACAATGAAACAAACATTATTGAGTACACTGGTGAAGGTTTAGATAAGTTAACAGAGACTGACCGTATTCCAAACTTATTTAAAGGTGTGCCACTTATTGGGTTTCCTAATAATGAAGAATTACAAGGCGATGTAGATAAAGCTATATCACTTATTGAAGGTTACGACCGTTCGTTTTCCGATGTAAACAGTGAAATTGAACAGTTTCGTCTGGCTTATATGATCTTTAAAGGCGTTGATATAGATGATGATACTATCGAGAAGCTAAAACAAACAGGAGCTCTTGATGTAGGTGAGAATGGTGAGGCTTCTTTTTTAACTAAGGATCTTAATGACAATATCTTAGAACACCATCTCGACAGATTAGAAAAGAATATATGCCGTTTCACAAAGCATGTGAACCTTTCTGATGAATCATTTGGTGGTAACCTTACTGGTGTTGCTATTCGTTACAAGTTATTAGCTTTAGAAACTAAATCAGGAACATTAGAAATGAAGTTTACTAAGTCATTGCGACAACAATTTAAGTTATTGTTTGACGCTTGGAACTTACGCTCAAATAAAGGAGAACTAGACTACCTTTGTATGACGTTTCAATTTACGCGAAACCTTCCAGCCAACTTAGCTGATGAAGCTGATGTGCAGTCTAAACTACAAGGTTTAGTAAGCGAAGAAACACGATTATCTATGTTATCTGTTGTTTCTGATCCGAAAGCGGAGATACAGAAGATGCAGGAAGAAGAGGCGGATTCCATGAATCTCGACAAGGTAGGTGAGCCTAGTGGAATGGGACAAGAAGCAGAAACATCTCCAAAAGATAGAGGACGAACTGGAAAAGGCGATTCTCTACCTGTATAAAGATGCTTTAGAAGAAGTCAGAGGAATACTGGCTTTTTATTATGCCAAATATGCCGTAAATGAGCAGTTGAGTATGCAGGAAATGCGCCGATTCAATCGATATAAGAGCATGCAAAGTGAACTGCAACACGTTATTAATGAAATAACATATGAGAAAAAGAAAACTCTCAATGAAACGCTCTCCAATCAGTATGGAGAGTCTTTTTATTATACGAGTTATCTCATCGAGAAAGAAGTCGGCGTGGCTCTTTCGTATGGTCTTCTTGACCCGAACGTCATTAAACGAGCGGTACAAATGCCAATCGATAAAATGACACTCAATCAAAGGTTAAGTACACATCGAGTACAGATAGTTAACCGAATACGCAGAGAGTTATCTATCGGTCTTAGAAAAGGCGAAGGATATGCAACAATGGCAAATCGGATTAAGCCGATACTTGATGGTGATGCGAAGAAAGCCCAAATGGTCGCTTGGACAGAAAGTGCTAGGGTGCAAAACTTAGGTACTTATGACAGTGCTTCTCACGCTTTTGATGAAGGTGTATCAATGAAGAAGATTTGGATTTCTACATTAGATAAACGTACGCGTCCTACTCACCAAGCAGCAGATCATCAAAAAGTACCGTTTAAAGGATTATTTAAAGTCGGTGGTTATAGTTGCGAATATCCACATGATAGTAATTTACCTGCTAAAGAAGTTGTACGATGCCGCTGTACTTTCATTACTGAGGTAGCGGATGTTAGCTCATTCATTGAGAGAAGGGCCAGAAACCCAACTACAGGTAAGAATGAGGTGATTAGCGCAGTTAGTTACGAGGAATGGAAAGACTCTCTTGAATAATAAAACACACGAGGGCTTATAAAATACGAACTAAATAGGGTGTATTCATAGGAACTCAGAGGAGGAATAATAATGAAACAATTACAAAAGCAAGCGGAAGTACAGTTTTTAAAAGAAAGAGAACTAACAAAGTTACCGTTTCGTTTATCAAATCTGCAATTCTTTTCTGATCCTGCAATACCTGCAGATGAGACACTACAGAATGAACAAACATCACCTGCGGATGATATAAAAGATTCACTAGTTGAAGAGCAAAAAGAACCGCCAGTTGGTGAACAAAAAGAACCGAAATTAGATGATGCAACAAAAACATTTATTGAGAAGATGGTACAATCAGCGGAAGATAGAGTGCGCTCTAAATATTCGAAAGAACTGAATGCAACAAAAAAGGAATTAGAGAACTATAAAACCGCTTCTATGACTGCACAAGAGAAAGCTGAATATGAGATGAAACAACTTCAGGAACAACTAGAAGAGCGAGAAAGGGTACTTCATCAGAAAGAAATGCAGAGTGTTGCATCAGATGGTTTATCAGCGGTTGGATTGGATCTTAAATTTGTAGATTTTGTTATTGGTTCAGATGTAGAAGATACAAAAGTTAGGGTGTCAAAGTTTAATGATTTATTCTCTACTGCATTAGAAGTAAAAGTGGCTGAAAAGTTTAAAGCTGCTGGCCGAGAAATCCATGTTAGTGGCGGAACTGGAGGGGGATTTACGAGAGAACAAGTAAATTCAATGAGTCAAGCTGAAATTAATGCGAACTGGCCACAAATTCAGAAGGATATGCGCAATTGGGATAAGTAGCACTAGGAAAGTTAAGTGATTTGAATGGTACAGTTAAAAAAATATAAAACGAACAAAAGAGATTGCTAGTTTAGTAATCTCTTTTGTTATGGAAAAACATTAAGGAGGAATTAATATATGTCAGTATCAACTTTTATTCCAACAATTTGGGAAGCGCGCTTGATGGCGAACTTTCACAAGCGTTCTATTGCGGATTTAATTACAACAACGCCAACGAAAATCGAAGGTAATAAGATTATCTTTAATCGTGTAGGCGCAGTAAATGTAAAAGATTATAATGGTACAATCGAATGGGATGATACCAACCCTTCTAAAGTAGAAATTAATATGGATCAACAAAAGTATTTTGCTTTCAAAGTTGATGATGTAGATGCAGTTCAGGCTGCTGGAGATTTAATCGACCCACATACACAAGAGGCAGGAGCGGTACTTCAGGAAACCGTTGATACATTCGTATTAGGGCTTTATAAAGGCGCTCATAAAACTCATACAATTGGGAGTGACTCTAGTCCAATTGAGTTATCACCTAAAAATGCATATGATTACATTGTAGACTTAAATACGATTTTAAATATTAAAAAGGTTCCTAAAACTGAACGATTCACAATCATCAATTCTCAGGTTTTAGGTTTATTATCTAAAGATGATCGCTTTACTAAGCAACCTGTTGTTTTAGAAAATGGTATTGTTGAAGGACAGATTATTAATGGATCACAAATCGTTGTATCAGAAGAAATTCACGGTACTGGTGGTAAGTATAAAATTTTAGGTCTTCATAAGTCTGCCATTGGATACGGGACACAGTTAACTGAAACAGAGGCACAACGTCTGCAAAATTCCTTTGCAGATGGTATTCGTGGTCTTATGGTTTATGGTGGAGATATCCTTCGTCAAGAGTCAATAGCGGTACTTACAGCTACAGTTACATCAATTACTCCGGAAAAACCAGGTGGAGGGGCTTAATAAGCCTTCTCCATTTTTTTCTTTTACGTAAGTAGGTGATTAGATGGAAGATATGAAAGCAGAAATTTTAAAACGTGTAAAACTGCAAGTACCTAATATAAGTGATGAAAATTTATTAATAAGCATTGAAGATACAATGTTAATGGTTGCTGAGTACACCAATAGAACTATTCCTGAATTCCCTACTGCTTATATTGGTATCATCGCTAAAATGGTGGTTCATCAGTATATGGAGCAAGAGAGAGAAGGAAAGAAAAGTGAATCGTTAGGTAACTATTCTGTTACTTATGATGATGTGGTAGATTATCCAGCAAGCGTCACGAAGGGGCTGAAAGTGAGGTTACGTGTTCGATGATTCAGTCAATGATACGCAAGTTTGGAAAAGATGCTACAGTACTTCGCAACGCTGGTTCTGATGATGGACCATATCCAACAGAAGAATGGAAAGAAATCAATACTGTTAAAGGTGTATTGGATGCTATCCAAGGGACAAAGGATGCTCGCAATAAGAAAGTAGAAGAGAAAAGCACACATTTCTTTTACTGCATGCTTTTCGACGTAACTATTCAAGATAGATTAGTTATCGATAAGAAGGTATACAGCGTTACTTATCCGGGCGACCCAATGAATGCGGGTAGATTCTTTCAAATAGAATTGGAGATGTTGCCATATGAGCGTGAAATTCCAATCCAATAGAGCCGCTGTTATGGCGAGACATTTGGCTGCAAAGAAAGCAGCTCATACTGCTATTGGTCAATTTGTATCTTCTAAAGCTAAATTACTTGCTGCTGTAGACACTGGCAATCTAAGAAGAAGCATTAGTTCTAAAGCAGAGCAAGAAAAAGTTGTTATCGGTACTTCTGCTGATCATGGAATTTATGTTGAGAAAGGAACAGGAATTTATGCTGTAGACGGTGATGGGCGTAAAACTCCTTGGATGTACCGTGACCCTAAAACAGGGAAGATGGTTAAAACTCAAGGGCAACATGCACAGCCTTTTCTTAGACCAGCAGCAGAGAGCAATAAACCGCAAATTACACAAGTTGGCACGCGAACCTATTCGTCGTTAATGAGGTAGATAGCATGAATGACTTTATAAATATATTACACAGTGAATTAAAACAGATTCATAAAGAAACGTATTATGAAATCGCTAAAACAACGGCTGAAATGCCTTATCTGGTATTCACGGTAAATGATGACAAAGAACCATGGGGACGAAAGAATATCATGCTTACAATTGATATTTACGGCACTTCCGCTCATCTTAGTAAAATAGATGAACTGATTATGAAGCTAGAAAACAATCTTCATAGAAAAAGGTTAAGCAGTGCTGAATTTGGTGCTGCTATTTCTTATCTTTCGAGTCAGAAAGTACCTGATCCAGACCCGAATATCAGACGTAAAGAAGTGCGGTTCATTTTAAGAACTTATTTTAAACAATAGAAAGGGTAGATTATATGGCAGCTCCACAACCAAAACCAGAGAATGTCCTATTCGGAGATTGGGGTGCATTCTTCTTTAATTATGGAGAAAAAGACGAACTACCTGTAGGTGCTACACAAGGCGGTGGCTCATTTAAATACGAACCAGAGTTTAAAGAAATTGAATATGATGGTTCTCCTGGTGACACTATGGGGATGAAACGTATTACAAAATCAAAAACTCAAATTAGTTTTAAGACACTTGAATTTTTGGATAAAGAAAAAATCAAAAACTTTATTGCTGGTTTAAAAGTATCAGAAGAGACTGTTACAAAAGACGGGAAAACAATTAAGTACGACGTGATCGAAGCTACAGAACGTCTAACAAAAGATAGCTATCTTAAAAACGTAGCATGGGTTGGCGAAACTTTAGGTGGAGATATCGTTGAAATTATCGTATATAACGCATTATCTGACGGTTCATTAGAGCTAGGATTTGAAAACGAAAGTGAAGTTGTTCCAGAAGTGACATTCACAGGACATCGTGATCCAGAAAACATTCGAAAAGTACCATGGAAAAAACGTATTTTAACAGCAACAGAAGCAGCTAAATTAATACCAGCAGGTTAAAGAGTAGGGATAATCCCTGCTCTTTTTATTTTAAGGAGGAATAAATATGACTATTGCAATTCAAGAAAAAGAATATAAAGTGAGACAAATTCATGGTGGAGATTTATTTTCTGTAGTTCGTATTTTGAAGAAATCGAAATTCAAGGTTGATATTAATTTACTTAAAGATTTAATGATGGGCGTACGAAATAAAGAAGGAGCAACTCAAGCTGATGTATTAGCTGCACAAGAGACTTTCGGGTATGACATTATCATGAAGTTTATCTTCGGATTAGAAGAAGCAGAACAGGAATTTTTTGAGTTTGTAGCCGGACTTTTAGTTCATGAAGATGAAGGTGGCAAAAAAACATCACCAGGTTGGGAAACGATTCGAACTTTAAATTTAGAAGAGTTGGTTCGATTATTTATTGCAATTAAAGATTCAGAAGTTGGGCTGGTTAAGCTTTTTTCCAATGCGGTGAACTTGATGAAATAGACTTCATCGATACGTTAGCTTCTCGCTATCCAAATATGGAGTATATAAGGAGTTTGGATGCAGAGATAGTTATTAACTTGTATCTCACCGCAAAGAAGAAACAGATGGACCGCATGTTATGGGAGGAATGGTGCGCCCTGCAACCGTACTGCGATGAAACATTTCCTCAATTTAAACATAAGCGCGAAAATCCAACGCAAGAACAGGTACAACAATACAACGATTCAGTCGAACAAATACCGAAACGGAAACTCACAAAAGAAGAAGTGTTTGCTCGAGTTGCGAAAATCCGCGGAAAGGCGGGTGAATAAATGGAATTATTTAAGATGTTTGGGTCAATCTTCTTAAAGGATGATCAGTTACAAAGAGGATTGACTAATGCAGAAAGAAGCGGGCAAAGGACTACAGGTATCTTAGGGCGTGGGTTTGGTCAAGTTGGACAGGCGGCAGTAGGATTAGGTTCATCTGTTGGTGGGGCTGCTTTAGCCTTAGGTGGGTTAGTAGGTGTCGCTGTTGGTGTAGGAACTGCTATTGCCGGTGTAGTTAAAGTTGGTTCTGAGTACACGAAACAGATGTCGAAAGTAGAAGCTCTTTCTGGTTCTAACGCTTTACAAATGGCTGAACTTGGAGCGAACGCACGTAAATTAGGTGCTGAAACACGTTGGTCTGCTACAAACGTGGCTCAAGCCTATGAATATATGGCTCTTGCAGGTTGGGACTCAAACCAAATGATTGCAGCTAGTAAACCATTACTAGATTTAGCAACTGCTGGTGCGTTAGACCTTGCAAAAGCTTCCGATATTGTAACAGATACAATGACCCCATTCGGTATGAAAGCTTCAGAAGCTGGACGAGCTGCTGATGTATTCGCTCTGGCCCAAGCGACTGCCAATTTAAACGTTGAGCAGCTTGGCGAAACCATGAAATACGCTGCTCCAGTAGCTGCTACATTTGGTTTGAATATTGAAGAAACTGCCGCGATTGCTCAAATTTTCGCAAATAACGGCATTAAAGCTTCTATGGCTGGTACGGCATTACGTGCTGGTTTATCTCGATTGGCCGCACCACCAAAAGAAGCTGCTAAATCATTATCTGCATTAAATGTAACTGTTAAAGATTCTGAAGGTAACATGAAACCAATGAATGAAATCATCGGCCAGTTACACGACGGGTTCGGAAAGTTATCTGAATCTCAACAAATCGCGTCTGCGAAAGCAATATTTGGTGAAGAAGCGTATGCAGGTTGGATTCAGGTTATTAAGGGTGGTAAACCTGCATTTGATGACATGGTAAGTTCCCTTGAATCTTCCGAAGGTTCTGCAAAAGTTATGGCTGAAACAATGGCCAACAACTTATCTGGGGCAGTTGACGGAGTTAAATCTAGATTAGAGAACTTGGGGCTTGTTGTATTTTCTCATGTTGAGCCAGCACTTGTTGCAATGACAAATGGGACTAATAGTGCTGTTAAATCTCTTACCGACTGGCTTGACCCATCAGGGAGAGCTGTTGAAGCAGCTAAATTAATGCAACAAACTGATCAGCAGTTAGCTCAATCTAAAGCTGTTCTTGATATGAATCTTAAAAAAGGGAAAATAACGCAAGAAGAGTATAACGAAAAGTTAGCTCTATCTAAGAAGCATGCTGAAGATATGATGAGCGCTGATGGTATGTTAGCTCAGAAAAAAGAAGAATTAAAAATGAAGGTTGAAGAAGGGAAAATGACTCAAGAAGAAGCTAATAAAATTCTTGATGAGTCTGAAGTTGAATACCAAAAACTTCAACAAGGTATTGAGCAAACACGACAACGACAAGAAGCTATGAATAAGGTATTCGAACCACTTCGTAATGCTATTGGTATCATCCAACAAGTAGGTGCTGCTATTGAGCAATTTTGGATTGCTGCAACTGGAGATAGGAATGCGCTAGTTGAAGGTTATGACATCCTTACTAAACTAGGTTTTTCAGCTAATGCAATTCAGTTTATACAAGAAACTACAGCGGCAGTACAATATGGTGTAGAAACTATGAAAGCTCTCGTGTCTGGTGATTGGGGAGCTGCAAGTAATTTCTTGGATAAGTTAGGTTTTTCTCCAGAACAAAAAGCGAATATTATCATGTTCGTTCAGGATGTGCATGCCCAATTAAGTAGTTTTATAGAAAATGTACAGTCTCTAATATCAGCTGCAGCTCCTATAATTATGGGAATAATCGGAGCTACTTGGGATTTTATTAAAGGTGTATTCAATACAATAGCTCCTTACTTGATGCCTTTATTAACAGATGTGATGTCGTTTGTGAACGGGATTATATCCCAAATCACTTCTTTTTGGAAAGAAAACGGAGATCAGATTGTTCAAGCTGTAAAAAATGCATTTTCAATCATTCAATCTATCATAGCTTTTGTAATGCCAGCTGTAATGATGATTGTAAAAAGCGCATGGGACGCCATTAAAGATATTATCCAAGGCGGAGTAAATATCATCATGGGTATTATTAAATTTTTTGCTGCACTACTGACAGGTGATTTTCGCGGTATGTGGGATGCAGCGAAACAAATTTTCAGTGGAGCCATCCAATTAATTTGGGGGCTTATTAATTTTTCGTTTGTTAAACAAATTTTCGGTGCGGTGAAAGGACTTGCCTCTTCTTTCGGCTCTACGATTAGTAGCATGTGGTCTACTGTTGTGGGATATTTCAATACATTCATTAAGGAACCAATCGCTTCTGTAGTTCGTATGGCAATTGATATAGGTGAAGCCGCTATGAAAATTAAAGACAAACTAATTAATCCTATTAAAGAAGCTTGGAGTGGAATTATGGGATGGATTGATAAAATTAAAAACGGCGTAGCAAATATGTTTAGTGGTATTCACATTCCTGTTCCGAAAATTAGTGTAAATGGATCACTAAATCCTGTTAATTGGGCAAGTGAAGGTTTACCATCTTTCAGTGTTAAGTGGGCTGCAAACGGCGCTTTAATTAAACCTGGTAACCCTACATTAATCGGCGTTGGGGATGCACGAGGATATGACGAAACGGTTTTACCGCTGCGAAAACAAACCTTCGATGCAATTGCTAACGGAATAATGGGGTCGCTACCATTAACCCAACAAGCTGGAGCGCAACAATATGCATCACAAGGCCCTACTATTTTGCAAGTTAATTTAAACGGCATAGAAATAGCAAAGGAAATCTACTCAGATGTTAGCAAGTTTCAAGAAAGCGAGAAAGAAAGATTGAAAGTATTTTAGGTAGGTGATGATATGACTGGAATCAGTTTCTTTAGTTTTAACGGGAAAAGAAATCCAAATGTAATCCCATTGCAGGGTAAAAAACGCCCTGCATGGGCTCCTTTGGAACGTACATTCCTTGAAGTCCCTCACTATCCAGGTGGGCGTTTGATAAGAACACAAACAAAAATGAGAAAAATAATTGTACCAGTTTCATTATTTTATGAATCTATGGAAGAGGCAGAAAAGTTAAAGGAAGAAATAGCTAATTGGCTTATTACAGACCAACCTCAAGAACTGATCTTTGATGATGAAAAAGATCGCACGTATTTGGCTCTTATTGATGAATCGTTTGACCCACAGCAATTAGTGAATTTAGGAGAAGGAGTCCTTACTTTTGTTTGTGAAATGCCATATAAGTTAGGACCTACTAAAACGGTAGAATTTGAAATGGATGGACGTGGGTTAATAGCAAATGTTCAAAATAAAGGAACGGTTCATTCAGAGCCAATTATTGAAATTGAAGTTGCGAATCCATCTACATTTTTAGATGTCTGGAATAAAGATGAATACCTCAGAATTGGTTATCCCCTTCAAGCTGATCAGTTACCTGTAGAAAGAAAACAAAGAGTAATGTGGGATCAAATGTCTACTACAGTAGGATGGACAAGTGTATCGCAGTTTGAAAACACTAAAGGTGGAGGTGCATTAAAATCTAACGGACATCAATTCTATGTAGAAGATTATGGCGATACGAACTACAAAGGGAATCATGGGACGATTGTTAAAAAGAGCATTCCTGGAGGACCATTACAAGATTTTATAATGGATGCTTATGCTAGATTCAATTGTAGTAGTTATGTACAAATGGGACAAGTAGAAGTGGCCCTACTTGATGAGAATAGTAAACCTGTAGTCCGACTGTCACTAAGCGATGTATTTTGGGAGGCTGAAGAAACATTTGGCGTTGCCAAGATTGCTTATCCAGGGCATCAAGCAGAACAAGTAATGCTCTATACACGCGGTATGCATCCTTGGACGTGGAATAATTTTTATGGAAAGTTATGTGTGCATCGCATTGGAAATGAATGGGAGTTTTATATTGCAAAATTTGCTGATGGAACTGAGATTGATGATGCTGGAGCAAAAGCTCATTGGGTAGACAAAGATGGGATTTTGATGAATAAAGTTGCACAGGTGCAAATTTCTATCTGTCAATGGTGGAACAATAATCCGGCTGTACTCATGACAGTTGATGATATTAAGATTTGGAAAGTTAACCAAAATACAAGTAATAATCCTCCTTATATTGTTGAGAAAGGAGATAAAGTGCAAATCGATACAGCTAAAAGTCTAATTAGTATTAATGGTACAAGTGCAATTAATCTGAAGGACTTATTTAGTGATTATCCTAAAATAACTAAGGACCAGAATAAACTTGAAATTATGCCATCTAACATAGGGATAGCAAAGGTAACATATAGGGAGCGATTTAGATGAGAACTCCAAGCGGAATACTTCATGTTGTTGATTTTAAAACAGATCAAATTATAGCAGCTATTCAACCAAAGGACTACTGGGCTGATAACCGTCATTGGGAAATCAAAAATAACATTGATATGTTAGAATTCAAAACTTTTGACGGCACTCCACATGCAGTTACATTACAGCAACAGAACTTGGTTTTAAAGGAAGTACGAGATGGTCGAATTGTTCCGTATGTTATTAACAATGAAGTAGAAAAAGATTCAAATGATAGATCATTAACTGTACACTCGTCTGGTGCCTGGGTTCAAATAGCGAAAGATGGGATTATTAAACCTCAACGTATAGAGAGCGAAACAGTTAATACGTTTATTGATATCGCTCTTGCCGATTCAAAATGGCAACGTGGAATAACGGATTATTCTTCATTCCACAGTATGACTATCGATGAATTTATCGATCCTCTCACTTTTTTAAAGAAAATTGCTTCTTTGTTTGAGTTAGAAATCCGATATCGCGTCGAAATAATGGGTTCCAAGATTACTGGCTGGTACGTAGATATGATAAAGAAGCGAGGTCGAGAAACTGGCAAGGAAGTAACTCTAGGAAAAGATTTAGTTGAGGTTAGAAGAATTGAACATTCTAGAGATGTTTGCACAGCACTTGTCGGTTTTGTACGAGGTGAAGGTGACAAACTTATCACGGTGGAGAGCATAAATAAAGGACTACCTTACATCGTCGATAATGACGCATTTCAGCGATGGAATCAGCACGGGAAACATAAATTTGGTTTCTATACACCAGAAACATCAGACCAAGATATGACTCCAGAGCGGCTTATGACTCTCATGAAAACAGAATTAAGGAAACGAGTCAATACTTCCGTTTCTTATGTAGTAGAAGCACAATCGATTGGACGTATTTTCGGACTAGCACATGAACTAATTAACGAGGGCGATACGATCCGAATCAAAGATACAGGATTCACACCTAAGTTATACCTTGAAGCACGTGTAATTGCTGGTGATGAATCTTTTACGGACCCTACACAAGATAAATATGTGTTTGGTGATTATCGCGAAATTACTGATCCAAACGAAGAACTACGAAAAATTTACAATCGAATCTTAGGGGCATTAGGCAATAAACAAGAGCTAATAGATCAGTTAGATAAATTAGTAAAAGATGCAAATGAAACAGCTAGTAATGCTAAGAAAAAATCCGAAGCAGCGAAAACACTGGCTGAAAAAGTGCAAGAGAATCTTAAAAATAACACGGTAGACATCATTGAAGCTAAGAATCCACCGACAACAGGACTTAAGCCTAATAAAACACTTTGGCTTGATATTAGTAATGGAAAGCCTGGTATTTTAAAAATATGGACAGGTATAGCTTGGGAATCGGTTGTACCAGATGTTGAATCAGTTAAGAAAGAAACACTTGAGCAGGTTAATAAAGATATTGAATCAACAAAAACAGAATTAAATCAAAAGGTTCAAGAGACACAAAATCAGGCGACGGGACAATTCAACGAAATAAAGGAAAGTTTACAAGGTGTCAACCGTACAATTTCTAATATTGAAAATAAACAAGGTGAAATTGATAAGAAAGTAACTAAGTTTGAACAGGATTCTAATGGATTTAAAACTTCTATTGAATCATTAACGAAAAAAGATACTGAAATTAGTAATAAATTAAATACTGTCGAATCAAATGCGGAAGGTACAAAAAGGGCTATTTCTGATGTGCAACAAACAACAAGTGAACTAAAGAAAACAACTACTGAAATAGAAGAAAAAGCTGGGAAAATCAGTGAGAAGTTAACGAATGTAGAAACAAAGGTTAATAGTGATAAAACTGGTGGACGTAACCTTTTATTAAAATCAAATGTTAAATATGAAAAAACAGACTATCTAATCAATCAATATTCTCTAACTGAAAATTTCTTTGCGGGTGAGGAATATACCTTTGTAATTAAAGGAAGTGTCCCACAAGGGCAGAAATTTGGAATTTGGCAGAATGGTGGGGCTAGCAATGTTGGATATGCAACAAGTGTTTACGCTAATGGAATAACTTATCTAACCTTTAAAGCTGTTGTGGCTACAAGTGGAAATGAACGAAAGTTAAGCTTATATAACTATCCGAGTAGTACTACGAAATCTATTGTGGAATGGGTTGCCTTGTATAAAGGGAATAAGCCGCAGGATTGGACGGCACCGCCTGAAGAGCAGGTAACAACAGATGAATTTACCAAGAAAACAACTGAGATTGAAAAAAGTGTGGATGTCGTAAAAAACACTGTAACCAGTGTTCAAAATAGCCAGGCTGGATTCGAAAAGCGTATGACTACAGTAGAGCAAACAGCAACGGGGTTATCTTCCACAGTGAGCAATTTAAATAACGTAGTATCAGATCAAGGAAAAAAGCTTACTGAAGCAAATTCAAAACTCGAACAACAGGCAACAGCAATTGGAGCGAAAGTTGAGCTTAAACAAGTAGAGAATTATGTTGCTGGATTTAAGATACCTGAGTTGAAGCAAATCGTTGATAAAAATAAACAAGATTTGTTGGGCGAATTAGCTAACAAACTTGCAACTGAGCAATTTAATCAAAAAATGACTTTGATTGATAACCGCTTTACTATCAATGAACAGGGAATCAATGCTTCAGCCAAAAAGACAGAGGTATATACAAAAGAACAAGCAAATGGGCAATTTGCCACATCATCTTACGTAAGAGATATGGAAACCCGTCTCCAGTTAACTGAAAAGGGCGTTAGTATATCTGTAAAAGAAAATGATGTAATCGCAGCTTTCAATATGAGTAAAGAAAACATTACTTTGAATGCAAACAGAATTAACTTAGTAGGTTTTATTACAGCAAATCATATCAAAGGAAAAGTTTTAGAAGGGGTAACACTTAAAACGAGTGGAAATAGATTTGTTGAAATAAATAAACAAGACATGAAGATTTTCGATTTAGATAAGCCACGTGGTTATATAGGATTTATGGAGACAAATGATGGGAGTATTCAACCTTCATTAGTCCTTGGTTCTGATAATAGAAAATACGCTGGTACAGGATCATTTTATATTTATCAAGTCATGCCGCGAATTAATGGAGTCGATCAACCTTCTAAAGCGTATGCAAAATTTGGGGTTTCTAAAGGAGAAAATGCAGAAGGAACTAATATTTGGTCAAATTATATTCAAATGCAGAATGACGGTGGACATCTAAGCGTATATTCAGATGGACAATTTCGTTTTCAAAACTTGAATGATATTATTTTTGAATCTGAAGGATGGGCTCCAGGATATGGTTACTTCTCTGTAACTACAACTGAACCGCATATTTTTAACAATAACAAGGGACAGTTTACTTTCAAAAGAAAAGGCAGTGACTATAAAATACATTTCATAAACGGCGCCACCGATCATGATTTAATCATGGGTAATGCAATGATAAGATCAAGTTTTGTACAAGGTTATAACAACGGATTACAGATTAAAGATATGATGGGCCAAGGATGGAAAGATATAGAATTAAGAACGCTACGAGCGCAAGAAAATGTAAATGCTAATGGTCAAATGTGGGCGAAAGCATTTAATCCTACATCAGCTAGGAATATGAAAGAAAATATAAAAGATATTCCTTTCTCCGCTCTTGATAAAATCATGAGTTTAGCTATCAAACAGTACAACTTCAAGGACGACATGTATGATCTGTATCAAATGCGTGTGAACAAACCGGAAGAACAAACAGAACCATATACAACAAAAGAAATTGAAACGTATTTTGGTATGATTGCAGATGATACGGAAGATATATTTACAGATAAAGAGAAACGGGCTATTAATTTATATAATACTGTTTCAATCTTTATTGCAGCTTTCCAACAGCAGTATCATCAATTTAACGAAGAGTTAACTACTGTTAAAGGTGAGAATAAACAACTAAAAGAGCAAGTTACGAAACTAACAAACGATGTGTCCACATTAACAGAATTAGTACAAAAATTAATAGACGAGAAATCAGAGCAGCCATAAGCTGGTCTTTTTTTATTATCTAAAAAAGGAGAGAAAAAGATGGATCGTATTGATGTATTATTAAAAACCTTTATTGCCACTTTTGGTGGCTTCTGTGGGTATTTCTTGGGAGGATGGGATGCAACATTGAAAGTTCTAGTAATCATGGCAGCTATCGACTATATCACAGGAGTAGTCGCAGCAGGATATAACGGAGAGCTAAAAAGTAAAGTTGGCTTCAAAGGCATCGCCAAAAAGGTGGTGCTTTTTCTTTTAGTTGGAGCGGCAGCTCAATTAGATGCAGCGTTAGGAAGCAATAGCGCTATTCGTGAAGCAACAATTTTCTTCTTCATGGGTAATGAATTGCTTTCACTTTTAGAAAATGCTGGTCGCATGGGTATTCCGTTGCCACAAGCTTTGACAAATGCAGTTGAAATTTTAGGTGGTAAACAAAAACAAGAAGAGAAAAAGGGAGATGTTCAATAATGGAAATCAGAAAAAATTAGTTGATCCAAGTAAATATGGTACAAAGTGTCCGTATACAATGAATCCAGAATTTATCACAGTCCACAATACTTACAACGATGCTACAGCAGAAAATGAAGTATCTTATATGATTCGCAATGATAACCAAGTATCATTTCATATTGCAGTAGATGATAGAGAAGCAGTACAAGGAATCCCTTTAGAGCGTAACGCTTGGCATGCTGGCGACGGTAACGGGAATGGTAATCGGAAATCTATTGGAGTTGAAATTTGCTACTCTTTAAGCGGTGGAGATAGATACTATAAAGCGGAAGACAATGCCGCTATCGTTGTAGCTCAACTCATGAAACAGTACAATATTCCAATTAGTAAAGTTCGCACACACCAATCATGGAGTGGAAAGTACTGTCCGCATCGTATGTTAGCAGAAGGACGTTGGAATAGCTTTATCGAAAGAGTCCAAAATGCATATAACGGTGATAGTAATAACGTAGCCCCAACGCCTACTCCACCTTCATCTAGTGGGGCAGGTATTGCATATATCGAAGGTAATAATGTTAACCTTCGTAAAGGACCTGGTACTGGATACGGAGTTATTCGCCAATTAGGTAAAGGCGAACCATATCAAGTGTTTGGGGAATCGAATGGCTGGTTAAACCTCGGCGGTGAGCAATGGGTTTATAACGATCCATCATATATCAATTACACTGGAGGGAATGCGCCAGAACCTTCGAAACCTTCGAATGATGGCGTTGGTGTCGTGACTATTACAGCTGATGTGTTACGCGTCCGCACTGGTCCAGGAACTAATTATGAAATTGTGAAAAATGTGTACCAAGGTGAAAAATATCAAGCGTGGGGATGTAAAGATGGTTGGTATAATGTTGGTGGCGACCAATGGGTTTCAGGTGGATATTTGAAATTCGAAAAATAAAAACAAGAGCCGTCCTATCGGGCGGCTTATTTTACATTTTTATGATAATAGTCATGGTCATCCTTATCTCCACCAATCCCATCTCCATCAAAGTCCTCAGTGTAAGGATTGTTGTTGTATTCCTCATTGTCGCTTCCTTCTATAAGAGCACCTATGAATCCAAATATCCCTAATCCGATTACTAAAAGTATTACAATAAAACAACCCGCTCCCAAAAACATACTAAGATCATCGTCTTTATCCCCTTGCTTTTTATCCAAAACTACTCCCCCTTTAGTGCATCCCCGTAACTTATATATACTAAACCAATTATAATCTATTCACGCGAAAAAACTGACCGTATTCAGTCAGTTTATACTCACTAGTTCATCAAATTTAAACTCTGTATTTAAACCGAAAGCATCTGTACAATACAAAGTTTTTAGCATTGGTTCGATATGTAATACATT